AATGACCAAGGTGGGATAGTATGTAATGGATTATACTATGAATTAGAATACGAAAATATGTTTGTAGAATCTACAATTAAAGCAAATGCTCTAGGTTGTACAATGACAAAAAGAGTAAAAAGAATTGGTTGTTCATCTATAAAAGAATTACTGGAGCAGAAGAAGTTAATGATTTATGATTCAGATACAATTATTGAAATGAGTACTTTTGTGTCTAAAGCAAATTCATGGCAGGCATTACCGCCAAATCATGATGACTTAATGATGAACCTTGTTTTATTTGCATGGTTTACAACTACTGATATATTTCAATCAATAACTAATATTGATATGAAGACTATGTTATATAACGAAAGATTAAAAGCAATACAAGATGACATGTTGCCTTTTGGATATTTAGAAAGTGGAGATTCTGAAACTAATAAATATATAAAAGACGATGATGGAAATATATGGTTTGAAACAGAATGGAAAAGTTCACAAAATTTTTAACAGAAGATGTAACTCCCGCTAAGGATTTACATGTAGTAATAATGGGCCTCGGCGATGAGGAGGGCACCTTTGCGGAATTAATGCAGAAGGTATGTGATAAAAATAAAATTAAAAATACTTTAATTGATATTGATGAAGCTTACATGATTTCAAGTGATGTTGAAATAGGTTCAGCAAAAATTAGAAACATTGATGGTAAGGATAATGAAATTGATATCACCGTTCAAAATACTATTATATTTGTTAGAGCTGGAGCTCTTAAATCATTAACGTCTCAAGCACTCATATCTACCCTACAAAATATTGGATTCTTTCTTATAAACGATTTAGAGACAATGCTATTGTGTGATAATAAAATGACATCTACATTAGCACTTGAAAGAAATAATATATCAGTACCTAGAACAGCAATAGTTAATAATGTTAAATCTATTGAGGAAGCACACAAGAGAATAGGTGGTAAGTTTCCTGTAGTAATTAAAACATTAAGAGGTACACAAGGTATTGGGGTATCAAAGGTTAATGATATGAGTTCATTAATATCTGTATGTCAATCACTATGGAAATTTAAAGCTGACTTATTAATACAAGAATACTTCAAATTAGAATCAGATATTAGAACACTAGTAGTTAATAATAGAATAGTAGGTTCAGCTGAAAGAAGGAAAAAAGACGGAAAAGAATTTAGAAATAATGTACATTTAGGAGCTGAAACTTTACCTTATAGTTTATCAGATGAAGAAAAAGAATTAGTTATAAACGCAGCTAGGTGTACAGGTGCTTCATATTGTGGAGTAGACCATTGTAAAGTTGGTGATAAGTTTTATATATTAGAAGTCAATGGTAGTCCAGGTATAAGATCACATTTCTTAGGATACGATTTAGAAACAGGAAAGAAAGGTAAAAAGATTTCAGATTTTGAAGTATTAGATGAAATACTATTATGGTTTAGTGATGATCATAATAGAAGACCACTAATGAGACAAGAAGTAGGATATGTTGAAAGTATACAACTTGATGGTATGGAAAAGAATCTCATTAGAGCAAAATTTGATACAGGTAATTCAGCATCAGCAACTATGCTTCATGTTGATGAAATGAAAGTAGATGGCGATAGCGTAACTTGGAAAAAGAACGGTGTTGAGTTTACAAGTGATATAATTGATATATCTGAACCAAGAAGAGGTCTTAAAGCTTTTGATAGAAGACCAGTAATAGAGCATGGAATCACATTCAATAATAAAAAATATATGATGGAAATAGGGTTAACTGAAAAAGATACTGCATCTGAAATGTTAGTTAACCGTAAAGATATGACCAAATTTAGAGTTAGTGTACATCCTAATAGATTATTTATGGTAAGTGATTATGCAGGAAAGGATGACAGCACAAACCATTAGTGCATTAAAAACATTATTTTTATAAATAATAGTAGTGAAGATAACCGTATTATGATTAACATATTAACTAACTCAATAAAATAGAGGATAAAGCGATGGCATTTCAAGTATCACCAGGCGTTTTAGTATCAGAAGTCGATGCTACTAACGTTGTTCCCGCGGTGGCCACTAACATAGGTGGTTTTGCAGGGGATTTTAACTGGGGTCCGGTTGATAAAGTAGTTCAAGTAGGTAGTGAAAACGAACTTGCTGAAGTATTTGGTAAACCTGACAACAGTAACTTCAACCATTTCTTAGTCGCAGCGTCATATCTAAAATATGGAAACGCACTAAAAGTGGTTAGAGGTAAAGTCGAAGGCATGTTAAATGCTAGTGACGCAGCTGGAGTTTTAGTTGAGAATGAAGATCTTTTATCAGGTACATCTATTGCTAGTACAATTCACTGGGTATCTAGGTACGCAGGTGCATTAGGCAATAGCTTGAAAGTGGAATTTGTCCACGCTGATATTACAGCAGGAAACTTTTCTGCTTGGTCTCATTCAGGATTATTCTCAGAAGCACCTGGTACATCTGATTACGCAGCACCAATAGTAGCTAGTTCAAAAGACGAGATACATGTTGTTGTTAAAGATGAAGATGGATTAATTACAGGTACTAAAGGTACAGTATTAGAAACTTTTGAATTCCTTTCTCAAGCTTCTGATGCTAAAGATAGCGCAGGTAACTCTTTGTTTTTCAAAGATGTTATTAATGCAAAATCTGAATATATTTATGTTGGAAGTGTAGTAAATGCAAACGATTTAGCAGATGCAGGTAAAACTGTATTAGCTGCTAATGTATTCGGTAATGTTGGAACGGATGTAGTTGAAGTACCATTATCTAATGGTACAGACGGTACAGATCCAATGACTGAAGCTGAATTAAGAACAGCATTTGACTTTTTGGCAGATGCAGATACAGTAGATGTAAGTTTACTATTCTGCCCAGCTGCAGCAGTTGCAACAGCAAATCATGTAATTGGTATTGCTGGAACTAGAAAAGACTGTATGGCTTTTGTGTCACCAGAAATTAATGACACAGAAGGTTTATCAGCATCAACTGCTTTAACAGCAGTTACTGATTTCGCGGCTGGTTTAAATTCAAGCTCTTATGGTTCATGTGACTCAAGTGCATTATATGTATATGATAAATACAACGATGTTTATCGATATATTGCTGCTTCTGGACATATGGCTGGACTATGTGCTAAATCTGAAAGATTAGCGGATGCATGGTTCTCACCAGCTGGATTTAATAGAGGTAACCTATTAGGTATAACAAAATTAGCATTTAATCCAACACAAGCTCAAAGAGATAGTCTTTATAAAGCAAGAGTGAATCCAATTATATCAGCACCTGGTCAAGGTACTGTATTATTTGGTGACAAAACATTGCTTAAGAGACCATCAGCATTTGATAGAATAAATGTAAGAAGATTATTCATTGTATTAGAGAAAGCAGTAAGTACTGCAGCTAAATTCCAGTTATTCGAATTTAACGACGAATTTACAAGAGCACAGTTCAAAAACTTAGTTGAACCGTTCTTGAGAGACGTAAAAGGTAGAAGAGGTCTAACAGATTTTTCAGTTATCTGCGATGACACAAACAACACATCAGCTGTAATTGATGGTAATAGATTTGTTGCTGACATATTTGTCAAACCAGCAAGAAGCATCAATTTCATTCAGTTGAATTTCATAGCAACAAGATCCGGAGTAGAATTCTCCGAGATTTCAAGTTAAGGGGGAAATAGAACATGGCAATTTTAGGAGTAGACGATTTTAAATCAAAGCTCGTTGGTGGCGGTGCTAGAGCCAACCTTTTCAAAGTAACTATGAATTATCCAAGTTATGTAAGTGGTGATGTAGAGCTAACTTCATTTATGTGTAAGGCAGCTCAATTACCAGCATCAGTAATTACTCCTGTTCCTGTATTATTCAGAGGCAGACAATTACAATTTGCTGGAGACAGAACATTTGAACCTTGGACAATTACTGTTATTAATGACTCAGGAATGGAAGTCAGAAACGCTATGGAAAGATGGATGGACGGCATGAATTCACATGTAGGAAACGAGGGACGTTCAGACCCTGTTGAATATATGGTTGATGCAATTGTCGAACAGTTAGATAAAGGTGGAAATGTTACAAAGAAATACGACTTTAGAGGAGTATTCCCAACTAATGTTTCTGCAATCGATCTTTCGTACGATAACGAGAACGCTATTGAAGAGTTCACTGTTGAGTTCCAAATTCAATATTGGGAATCCGACACAACAAATTAATAGTATAAATAATAATATAGGAGGGGCAATAGTCCCTCCATATATTATAGGATAAAACATGGCAGAATTTTTTGGATTTGAGATAAAAAGAAAATCAAGTGAAGAACCATTAAGACCTTCATTTGTACCCAGAACCGAAGATGACGGCGCCGGTGTTATAAAAGCTGGTGGTCATTTTGGTGCATATATCGATATGGATGGCGATAAAGCCAAAACCGAAGTCGATTTAATTTACAAATATAGAGATGTTGCAACTCAACCTGAGTGTGACCAAGCTATAGAAGATATCGTTAATGAAGCAATAGTAGGAGATAATGATGAATCTCCAGTAAGTGTTACGCTTGACAGTTTAGAAATTAGCGATAAAATAAAAGATAATATTAGAAACGAATTTAAATATATCTTATCATTATTAAACTTTAATCAATACGCACATGATATTTTCAGAAAGTGGTATGTAGATGGAAGGTTACCATATCATATAATTATCGATAAAGATAATCAAAAAGGTGGTATTAAAGAATTAAGATATATTGACCCAGCTTGTTTACGAAAAGTAAAAGAAGTTGAAGAAAAAGATGACCCTAAAACAGGGGCTAAGATTGTTACAAAAATAGATGAATACTTTTTGTACCAAGATAATAAATTAGGTAAATATAACCAAGGTGTAAAAATATATCCAGATGCGATAGCATATTGTACATCAGGCGTTATGGATTCACAAAGAAAAAGAATCCTATCGTATTTACAAAAGGCTGTAAAACCAGTCAACCAATTAAGAATGATGGAAGACTCTCTTGTTATATACAGAATAAGTAGAGCTCCAGAAAGAAGAATCTTTTATATTGATGTAGGTAACTTACCAAAAGGTAAAGCTGAAGAATACTTAAAAGGTATTATGAATCAGTATCGTAATAAATTAGTTTATGATGCTACCACAGGTGATATTAAAGATACTAAAAAACATATGTCAATGTTGGAAGACTTTTTCTTACCACGTAGAGAAGGTGGAAGAGGAACAGAAATATCAACCTTACCAGGTGGTGAAAACCTAGGTCAGATTGAAGATATTATATATTTCCAAAAGAAACTATATAAGTCATTAAATGTTCCAGTAGATAGATTAGAACAAGAGTCTTCATATACATTGGGAAGAACTACCGAAATAACTAGAGATGAGGTTAAGTTTAAAAAGTTTGTAGATAGATTAAGAAAGAGATTTTCAGATTTATTTATGCAACTACTTAAAACTCAACTTTTACTAAAAGGTATTATTACTAAAGAAGATTGGAGTCAGTTTAAAGAAAAGATTGTTTTTGATTTTATTGAAGATAACTATTTTTCTGAATTAAAACAATCTGAAATGATAAGAGAAAGGTTTGATTTATTAGGTTCAGTACAAGATTATATTGGTAAGTTTATTTCTATTGAATGGGCTACTAAAAATATTCTTAGAATGGACGATGATGATATCAAACAAATGGAAGGTCAGATTGACCAAGAAAGAAAAGCCGGAGCTTACCCAGAAGATGACGATTTCTAGGTGGTTGAAGGTAAGAATTATATAAATAATAGTGGAGATTAAATAATGTCAGTAGAAAATTTAGTAAACCATTTAAAAGATGGTGATAACGTAAAAGCTAATAAAGAGTTTGAAGGTGTTATAGGTCAGAAAGTATCTGATGCACTTGACGCTAAAAAAATAGAATTAGCATCTACTTTGATTCAGAGAAACAAAGAAGAACAGGAATAAAATGAAACTTATTACTGAACACATAGACCAAGAATTAGATATCATATGTGAAGCCAAGAAAGACGGCGAAAAAGATTATTTCATCGAAGGCGTATTTATGCAATCTAATCAAAAGAATAAAAATGGTCGCATATACGAAAAGAAAACTCTTGAAAAAGCAGTTGAAAAGTATGTGACCGAACAAGTTAAAACAGGGAGAGCTGTTGGGGAGTTAAATCATCCAGAGGGTCCAACAGTTAACCTTGATAAGGTTTCGCACAAAATCAATAACCTGCATTGGCAGGGTAATGATGTTGTAGGAAAAGCATCAATACTTAAAACCCCAATGGGTAAAATCGTCGAAGGTTTACTCGAAGGTGGTGTTAAGCTTGGTGTGTCAAGTCGTGGTATGGGAAGTCTTGTAGCAAAGAATGGAATCCAATATGTGGGGGACGACTTTATGTTGGCCACAGTTGATATCGTTCAAGACCCATCTGCTCCGTCCGCATTTGTGAATGGAGTTATGGAAGGTGTTGAATGGGTATGGGATAATGGAATCATTAAGCCACAAGATATTGAATTAATTGAGACTGAAATAAAAAGTACTTCGAGCAAAAACCTCCCAGAGGTTGAAATTCGTGCTTTTAAAAATTTCCTCTCTAAACTAAACTCTCAAAGATAGGAGAATAATTATGTCAGAAGACGCTATTAAAAATGAACTAGCAGAAGACATAGCTACAGAAGAGGTAGTACTTTCAGAAGAGGAGAGTTCAGAAGAAGAGAACGTTGTAGTAAACGAGGAAACTGAAGAACTTGAAGAAGCTAAGAAAGTAGCAGCTGAAGAAGAGGAAGAAGAAGAGGAGGAAGTTAAAGAAGAAACTCCTGCTGTTAATATTCCAAAAACTAAAGCTGGTGTAATTCAAGCTGCTGTAGATATGCTTAAGAAAGCTAGAAAAGAAGACGCGCAAAAACTATTTGCAAAAATGGCGAAGGTTGACGAAACTTCTGAAGAAGAATCTATCAAATCAGTTGACGATGCAATGAAGAAAGTCAAGAAGGCACCAGTGCCTCAGGCTAAAGCTAAAGTTGAGTCAATAGATTTTGATGAAGATTTAGATGCATTGGTTAAAGAAGAAGCAACACTTTCTGAAGAATTCAGAGGAAAGGCAGGAGCTATATTCGAAGCCGTTTTAACATCTAAGCTAACACAAGAAGTTGAAAGACTAGAAAGTGAATATGCGCAAAACCTTGAAGAAGAAGTATCTGACTTACAATCTTCACTAGTAGAAAAGGTAGATTCATACCTTAACTATGTAGTTGAAAATTGGATGAAAGACAATGAAGTTGCAATACAGAACGGTTTACGTACTGAAATTGCTGAAGACTTTATGGCTTCACTACAAGGTGTGTTCAAAGAACACTACATCGAAGTACCTGAAGGTAAGGTTGACTTAGTTGATGAACTCAACGAACAAGTTGCTGAACTCGAAGAAACTTTAAATAAAACCACAGAAGATAATATCAAATTACATGAGGCTAATCAAGTTATGGTTAGAGCTGAAGTAGTTAGAGAAAAATCTGAAGGGCTTGCTGAAACTGAAGCTGAAAAATTAGCATCTTTAGTAGAAGATATTGAATTCGATAACAAAGAAAACTTTGAAACAAAAGTACAAGTTGTTAAAGAGTCATACTTCAAACAAGAAGTTAGTGAATCAGTGGACGAGGTAGACAGTCTATTAGGTGATGACAGTCACGACGAAGTCGAGCTATCAGCTGATATGGCTAGATACACACAAGCTATAACAAATTTTACTAAATAAATTAAGGGGAAACAGAAATGTTTAATGCAGACGCAAAACTTATGGAAAAATGGGGTCCAGTTTTAGAGCATGACAGTGCTCCACAAATTGACGACCGATACAAGAAAGCTGTTACAGCTAGATTGTTAGAAAACCAAGAAGTTGCTCTTAAAGAAGAAAGACATCAAGCTCAAGGAAATATGATTTCTGAGGTTGCGGTTAACAAAACAGGTTCAGGGATTGATAACTTTGACCCAGTTTTAATTTCTTTAGTTAGAAGAGCAATGCCTAACTTAATTGCTTATGATATCGCTGGCGTTCAGCCAATGAGTGGTCCTACAGGACTTATCTTTGCAATGAAATCAAGATACAGTAACCAGACTGGTACAGAAGCGTTATATAACGAAGCTGATACAGACTTTGCAGGTACTGGTACTCACGATGCTGATCCTACAGGATTAGTTAATGCTACTGACTCAGACGGTAACGACGGACTTGCAGATGAAGAAGCTATCTCAGCTGGTAACACAACTTCAGGGTTTGGTACTGGTTTAACTACAGCTGCTGCTGAAGCTCTAGGCGACGGCAATGGTACTAACTTTGCTCAAATGGCATTCTCAATCGAGAAATCAACCGTTACAGCTAAGTCAAGAGCTCTAAAAGCTGAGTACACAATGGAACTTGCACAAGACCTTAAAGCTATCCACGGATTGGATGCTGAAGGCGAACTTGCTAACATTCTTTCTGCTGAAATTCTTGCAGAAATCAATAGAGAGCTTGTTAGAACAATCTTATCTAAGGCTAAGATCGGTGCTCTACAATCAAATGTTACTTTAAAAGGTGCTTTTGATGTTGAAACTGACTCAGACGGTAGATGGATGGTTGAGAAGTTCAAAGGTCTTATCATGCAAATCGAGAGAGAAGCTAATGTTATTGCTAAAGAAACAAGAAGAGGTAAAGGTAACTTTATCCTATGTTCTTCAGACGTAGCATCTGCTCTTGCTGCAGCTGGTCTATTAGACTATACTCCTGCTTTAAGTGCTAACTTAAACGTTGATGACACAGGTAATACATTTGCTGGTGTTCTTAACGGCAGAGTAAAAGTTTATATTGATCCTTATGCAACAGGCGATTTCGTATGTGTAGGTTACAGAGGTACTAACCCATACGATGCTGGTATGTTCTATTGCCCATACGTACCTTTAACAATGGTTAAAGCAGTGGGTGAGCAAGATTTCCAACCAAGAATCGGATTCAAAACAAGATACGGCATGGTAGCCAACCCATTCGTAGCTGTTGATGGTATCGGTGACAACAGAGCTAACCAATACTACAGAATCTTCAGAGTTGACGGAATCATGGAGTAAGGATAGTTTATAACTATTTTTTAAGGGGGTTCTTCGGAACCCTCTTTTTTTATGTATAAATAATAGTATGAGTACATTAACTTCAAATAAAAACTTTTTGAGCCCAGTAGGGTTTCAGTTTAAAATCAATAGTGGTAAATATGCCAATGTTGAATACTTTTGTATAGCTGCGCAATTACCATCAGTAAATTTACCATCAGCACCTGTATCGTATAGAGGACTCAATCTATCTACAACAGGAGATAAATTACAATTCGATGATTTAACACTTCGTATTAATGTAACAGAAAATATGGAGAATTACATTGAAACATTTAATTGGATAAACACTATATTGCAAAATGGTAACGCAGAAGACCATAGAGAAGATGGTACTTTATTGATATTGAGTTCACATAGTAATGTAAATAAACAAATAGAATTTAAAGGGATATTTCCTACAGGTATAACTGGTGTAGAATTTAATACACAATCAAGTGATTTGGAATTTGTTCAAGTAGATATTACATTTGCTTATAATTATTTCGAAATTAAGTAACTATTTACATTTACATAAAAGTATAGTATAATATATAATATGAATAATTTGCAACAAATCTTAGAAATGTGGAAAGAAGATTCTCAAATAGATGAAATGAATCTTGATGAGTCTAGTAGACAATCCGCTAAATTACATTCCAAATATTTAGAGATATACTCCGTCCATAGATTAAAACTTAAAAAACAAGAAGCCGACTTTAAGGTGCTACTTAAAGACAAATGGTTGCACTATAACGGCAAATTAAGTAAAGAAGATATTGAAGAAAAAGGCTGGGATTACGACCCTCTCGGAGGACTCACTGTTCTCAAGGGCGACATGGGATATTACTATGATTCAGACCCAGTAATACAAGAAGCCAAAGCTAAAATCGATTATCTCGAAGAAACATGTTCAACATTAAAAGAGATAATGGAAAACATTAAATGGCGACATCAAAATATTAAGAATATGATTGAATGGAGAAAATTCACTAGCGGAATTTAATATGGAATCAATAACCATAAAAAAGAAGAATGAAGTCTTCATGCATGTTCAATGTGAACCTTCAATAGAAAAAGAGTTATCAGAACACTTTTGCTTCTTTGTACCTGGTTATAAATTTATGCCTGCATATCGTAATCGTATGTGGGATGGTAAAATACGTTTATTTGACCAAAGAAAGAAAACATTATATTGTGGATTACATAAATACTTACAAGAGTTTTGCACAATTCGAAATTATACTCTAAATGAGGAAAATAACGAAAAATATAGTACGGTAAATCAACTACTTAGACACGATGTTGAATCCTTTTTATCTGAAATTAGCCTTTCTGTGAAAGGTAGTGATATAACCCCCCGCGATTACCAATTAGATGCACTCTCGCAGTGTTTATCACATACTAAATCCCTATTATTATCGCCAACAGCTTCTGGTAAAAGTTTAATCATATATTTAGCTGTTAGATATTTTTTAGAACACTATAATCAAAATATATTAATTATTGTACCTACAACATCACTAGTTGAACAGATGTATTCA